ATTCCCCTCAATAATTTTTGCTCACCAGCAGTGTTGATCACATCTTTTCTAATCTCATTTGAAGCCTGCCCTACCTTCATCTTTATACCAGACTGTACAAGTTGACGCTCTAATGTTTCAATGGTTCCTTCTTTATCCTTAATAGACTCTTCCATCTGCTGTACTTGTCCCTGTAACTGTGAATACATTGACTTTCTTTCAATAACGCTCTTCTTATTTCTAATATCAGTTTCTGCTATCATTGCGATATCATCAATCAATCCAGCCTGGAACCATCTAAAATATTCCTCAAGTAATGCCCACCTATTAACTGGCATCGTTGCTCCTGCTATAATTCTTACATCAAACCTTGCTGATGCATAATCCTTAAACTTTCCAATCGCATCACCATAATCATTATATACTGGTATATTAATCCTTACTTCCTTTTCTTGTTCTTGGGGAGATTGGCCTGCTTCTGGTTGTACTATTCTAAATACTTTCTCTACTGAATAATGAAACTGCGCCATCTGTTGAAACACTCTACCTAAATGTTCTAAACAAGGTTCTACTATACTCCCCATCCATGCTTTTAATCTACGAGTTCCAAATTCATCATTCGCCAATAATCCACGATAAGTTTCAGGTTGATCTTGCGTAAACCCCATCATTGAAGACGGAACACCACTTATATATTCAGCGTCAGCCTTACCCTCTTGAGTTATAGTATAAAAAGCACTGTTAATAGGAGCTGGTAATACAGGAGTCGGAGGAGTGAATCCCTGTCTATACTTTAATAAAGCCCCCGGAGATGAAGAATACTGTTCCCATTCATCTTCTGGCACTGAACCTTCTTCATACATCCACCTTAAATTAGAAGCTAAGTTGGCATTATGAAGCATAATTTGGTGAGATTTATTAATTTCCTGTTGTTTACCAACTAAAGGAGTAACAGCCGACATAGGATAAGGAGTCCCACTATACATATAAGGAATTGGGATTACAGGATATTCATTAATTGGCATTGTATACTCATATAAAAATACATCATCACCAACAGTACATGTTAATATAATACGATTCTCATAGAATTTTACTGCATCAACTATATTCTTCTTAGCTTCTTCACTCTCCTGTATAATTTGAAAATCTTCTTCAGTCATAATTGTTTGTTTTATTGATTCAGCGGCTTCCTGAAGTTCTGAAGTAAGTATCATACGCTGTTCTTCCAACCCTTGAGCTGCCATCTTCCTTGCTTTTTCTAACTCAAGTATTGCTCTTTCAGGTATTAATTCGCCATCCTCAACAGCTTGACTCAACTCAACTTCCTTCTCCATTAATCCAACTTCGATCTCCTTCTTATACATCTCCAGTCTTTCATCAACCTGCTCCTTTATTACCTCCATCTCAGCAGGTGATGGAACTACTCTAATAAATACATTACGATATGCAAACTTCTTTTTGGCATATGTTTCATAATATGGTATAATATCATCGTCTTCAGCATCAAGATTTACTCCCATTGTAATATCTTCTGGTTGAATACTTTGAGGATAATGAACATCTCTTTCGGAATAGGATACAGCCTCTGTGCTTTTCGATACCCGTTTGATCTTCGACTTGTAATCAGGTAACATATTAATAAGACTTGACCTTGATAAATTCTTTCTAACTATTATAAATGTAGCATCTCTAAATAAGAAGTCCCTACTAGCTGGATCAACATATACATCATATGGCTCAACTCTATTAAACATAACCTCACCCATACCTCGATCAGCATCTGAATCAATGTCTATAAGAAAATAACCCATACCCTTAGTCAAAGAATCAAGTACAACCTGACTATAAATAGATTTTCCATTAGATAAATACCAACAATAATCAGCAATTTCAGAATGAACCTGTGCAGTATCCACATCATCACCAGTAGCTCCAACTGCTTTCCATCTTGGACTATTAGCAGTTACGAAATACTTCATAATTTCAACAATTGGAGTTACCCTATTAATTGTAAATGTGGGCATCCCTGATTCTTCTAATGCATCAGTTTCTGACTTTGACAGTTGCTCATTTAAATAAAAATCATATCCTTTCTGACTGAGAGTTTGCCATCTTTGCCTATGACTATTATTAGCTCTTTCCCAAAGCTGTTTGTTAATTTGAGCTCTTTTGTTATTTGTTAATCTTGCCATTATTCTCTTATCTCTATATGAACTAAATCATCAAAATTATTATCTTTAATTTCACCATCACTGTCCCAGTCTCCACCCCATCTTGCTTTAACTCCTAACTGTTGTGCAATACCACGAAGCATACCACCCATATAATGGAATCTTTCTCTATCTTCCCAATCAATAGGATAAGGAGCTAAATCAACTGCTTTACCATCGATATGTTTAGAGAACCTTGTCTTGGTTGCACCTTTAGAGAGCAACTCTTCTTGCCTCTCTTTTGTTCTTACACCCTCGATTATAGTAACATCCATAATCTTTACTAACTCATTAAGAATATTAACAAGTTTAGCATCTACGCCTACAAGCCGAGACCGTGAACGCTTACCGAATTTCGGCATTAATTATACTAAAATCACTTAGGAAGGGCCTGTCGGCATCTTCTTTGCAGCTTTTGAAATTCTTGCCAATTTTTGTTTCTTAGTAGGTTGAGCTCTTTTACAACTATATGAACGACCGTCCCAATTAAAAGAACCTGATTCAGAACTTCCACAACCCTTTTTAAAAGCTGCTTTAAAAGAACCTGCTGCTTTTGACTTCTTTTCATACTTTGGATATACTTTACCAGGAGCTTTCTTACCAGTGAGTTCAACTCCTTTAACACCTTTACGAACCTTGCCAGATTCTCTAAGAGTTGCCGGATTAACTGTAATACCAGCTTTTTTAAGTTGTTTACCTGATTTTCTAGCAGTAGACCTTTTTCTACCTGCCTTAGAAAATTTTTCACCTAATACCCACTTGTTTTCAGCCTTTCTCTTTTTTCTGCGCTCTTTGAGTTTATCTCCAATTGCCATTTTTATTCCTTATTAATTATGCGACGAGCCAGTGCCTGGCCTTTCGCTTTGGTTTTATCCATTGTTTTTTCTCTTTATCACGCTTCATATTCGGAGGGAACGCGTGCACTTGAGCATAATAAAGACTCTCTATTGTATCGTCATGGGACATTTTAGGCCCAAAAGTAACAATTTCGTTGATCAAATCAAACATATTTTTCCTTAAACGTACCGTTCCTGTACTAAATCTACCACTTAAACCACTATAAATGCGATTCCTTTTATTAGTTCCGCCTGGTTTCTCAGGTATTACTGCAATATCATAGCGATTTAACCGCCTTCTTTCATCATTTAGTGCTTGAAATATACTTCTATTCATCGCAACATCCTCAACAGTTGATGATATACAATGATATTTTTCGTGGAGTTCCATAATATAATCAACAACACCCTTCTTTCCAATAATCTCACCATTGTCTGGGGCTTTACTCCCTATTGTTGGTATACTTCTATGTCTTTCATACTCTAAAACATATAATTCATTATTTGCGTCAATGGCAATAACCATAATAACGCTAAAGTCAGCATGTTTGGTATCTATATCTGTGGCAGGGTCACATCCTATAAACGTATTAACTGGGGTTTGTTCCCCGTCTTTTACAATATAATTCACACCATCTTCATGTTGATAATACCCATCCCAATAAATAAGATGTCTTCGAGTCCAAACTGCATCCTCATCACTCATTACTTCCATCATATATTCCTGATAGAACTTATGAGGTTGTCCTGAATCAGAATAAAACTTTTTCTTTTCTTTTAATTTCTTATCATTAAAAAAAGACTCCCATAAAGGAGACCCGCTATCCGTTATCGCTTTATAAGTAATTACATTCCATGCAAATTTTTCATTTTCCTTGACAGACTTAGCATGCCTTGTAAGAAGGTTGTTAATAAAACTGTCATAGTGCACAGGAGTACCATTAACACGCAAACGACCAGTATGAGGCTCCAAAGCAGGATATACAACGGCAGTAACAAGATTCGCATTTTTATCCCTCGCTTCTCTAGTTATTGTATTTTGTTCATGTTCAAAATCATCTAATACGATTAAGTCATATCTTTTATGAAGTTTTGCACCTCCACGAATACCAGCAACATTACTCTTGGATATTAGTTTACAACCATTAGTTAATTCAATATCCTCTTCAGTCCACTTCTTTCCTCTCATATTTCCAAAGTAGTATTTGATTCTATCATTATAATCCAAATGATGTTTTATATAATCCATATTTCCCACTGACAATTTCTGAGTTGCAGATACCCAAGCATAGAATAAAAAATCACCCTGACTTGTATCACAAAAGAGAAAGTCCTTTAATATCGAAGCCTTAGTCAATACAGTCTTACCGTGACCACGAGGAATAATGATGGCAACTTGTTTTATTGACCTATCATCAATCACATCTGCCATTTCATAATGAAAGAAAGGAGTCTCACTACGCATAAAGTCCTCATGCAAAAACAACTTACCAAAAGCAATTAAATCCTTACTTGCCACCTTTAAAGCATTCTCAGCTTCACTTACATTCTGACTATTTATATTCACTATAATTCTTTATATCCCTTAGTGTTACTATCTATAAGTCGTCTGATTTCATGTTGATGCTTTAATTCTTTCTGGTATTTCCATACCTTCTATTATTGCAGATATTGTTTCTATTAAATAAACATGTCTCGATGTCATTAAATAAAGATTAGAAGGGAGTTCCC